TAACCTAACAGTTGGAGTGATTTTAAATGAAAGGATATACGCTTGATTACTACGAAAAGTGGGAACGTGACGGTATACTGGACAAAAGGTTAAGTGAGATAAAAGAACTTGTATCAAAAGCAGTACCTCAAGTTGAAATAGCCAAGATTCTTGGTATGTCTGAAAAGACAATGTATAAACTTAAGAATAGGCATCCTAAAATGAATCAAGCATTTGTTTTTGGAAATGATGATCTAAAATATACATTAATTGATACGTTGATAAAAAAAGCGGTTGGTTATGAGTATGAAGAAACTCAAACAACAATCGAGGAAACAAAAACAGGTACCAAAAAGAAAATCGTTAAATATAAGAAAAAAGCACAACCGGATATGAATGCAGTGAGATATCTCTTAATCATTAAATTTGGACGTGAGTATAATGATAAAAAAGAAGAGATTGATGCAATGTATGAGCGTTTGAAAAATAGAGAGGAAAAGTGGACGAATGCAAGTAGTGATGAAGAAGATAACTAGTCTTCTAGAATATGATAATAATCCAAGACATAATGAAGAGGCTATAGAAGCAGTCGCTAATTCCATTCGTGAGTTTGGATTCAAAGTTCCAATTGTAATCTCAAGTGATAACATCATAATTGCCGGTCATACTCGCTTAAAAGCCTCTGTGTCGCTTGGTTTAGAAGAAGTGCCATGTATCATCGCAGATGACTTAAACGAGGAACAAATCAAAGCATTTCGCTTAGCGGATAATAAAACAGCTGAACTTGCAACTTGGGATTTATCTAAACTAGAAGAAGAATTATCTCATATAGATATGGATATGCTTCAGTTTGGTTTTGAGGAGATGGAAGAGTTACTTCCAGACAATGCAACTGATGATGATTTTGATATCACTGATGAAATCCCTGAAGTTCCTTTCTCACAACCAGGAGACATTTATGAATTGGGACCTCATAGATTAATGTGTGGGGATTCTACCGATTCTAAACAAGTAGCAACTTTACTTGATGATCATGAAGTCGATATGATATTTACGGATCCACCATATAATGTAGATTATGAAGGAACAGCTGGAAAGATTAAAAACGATAAGATGGAAGACGATAGCTTCTATCTTTTTTTATATGATGCATTTCAAAATATGTTTGAACATACAAAACCAGGTGGAGCGATTTATGTTTGCCATGCAGATACCGAAGGACTCAACTTTAGAAACGCATTCAAGAACGCAGGCTATAAATTAGCTGAATGTTTGATTTGGGTTAAGAATGCATTAGTCCTTGGTAGACAAGATTATCACTGGCGACATGAACCTATACTCTACGGATGGAAAGAGGGTGCAGCTCATTACTTTGTGGATGATCGCACACAAGATACCGTATGGGAATATAACAAGCCAAAGAAGAATGAAGAACATCCAACCATGAAACCTTTAGAACTTGTGGGAAAAGCAATCAGCAATTCCTCTAGACGTCATGAATCAATATTGGATCTCTTTGGTGGTTCCGGTTCAACCATGATTGCATCTGATCAACTTGATCGTCAATCATTCTTGATGGAACTGGATGAGAGATTCGTTGATGTTATTGTAAAACGCTATATTAAGCATAAGGAATCAGACGAGAACTGTTATTTGATAAGAAATGGAAAGAGGTCTCCAATTAGCCATTTTGATATCTTTGATAATTAGTTACTATAGTGAAAATAGTACTTGCTATTTAGTCCCTTTAGAGTGATATATATAGTAACCAAAACAAAGGAGACTAAGATTATGGAAAAAGAAATGAAAGTTAAAACCTGGATTGAAAGATTCAACAACGGAGGTTTTGAGTCAAGAGATTATGCAACACAATGTGAAGCTGGATGGTACGATTGGTTTTGTAAAGATACAAGCCTAGTTGGTAAAACCAAGCGTATGGGAAACATCGTAAAACAAATCAAGCATGGAGGAAAAATCAACCTTGAAACAATGTATGTGTGGTTCAAGAATAACTGTCCGTTAAATGGTCCACTCTATGATGATTTCCGATTTGCGGATATTGAAACTGGCGATGTACAGTTTACAATTCAAATCGCTAGTGTTCACAACGAAAAACGATATACAGTTTATGGAAGAAAGAACAACTTTGATAAACCATTATTTGAATCAGACTCATCAAGAGAATTAGTGAAATGGTTTAATGAAGGGTGGGACTTATAATGTATAAAGAGTTCAATGCACATCCGAAAGGAATCAAAACTGGAGATTGTGTAGTAAGAGCAATCGCAACAGCAAAAAAACAAGACTATCTAGAATGCAGAAGAGAACTAAACCACTCAAAACGAGAACTTGGATATTCGAGTTATAAAGACACAAAGTTTTTATATGAATATTTGAAAGATTATCCAAGGCTCATATTCAAACCGCTAAAAGGAGAACCAAGAATCAAGGGTAGCGACTTTACAAAGTTGCATCCAAAAGGAACATACATCTTGAAAATGGCAGGACATATTACTGCTTGTGTAGATGGAGTGATACTTGATACTTGGGATTGTACATACCGTTCAGTTTATACAGCATGGGAGATAGCAATATGAAAGTAAACTTTATTAGAAAAGCAACACCTGATGAACTTCTTCCACAAGATGAGTTTATCATTGAAAAAGAGTTAATCATTGATTCAGATTTGTTTGAAATATTCATACATGATCCACTTGATGATTATGAGTTTATTAAAGAAAACATTGATGTGATGTACTGCGATAAAGAGGATGTGTTCCATTGTATTTTTGTGACAAGCAATGAACATGATTTCGGGATCCTCATTGAAAGCGAAGGATATCATTACGCAAGATACACAGCATACTTACAAAAATCAGTACTTAGGAGCGAATAGCTCCTTTTTTACTCGTTTATAAAGGAGATGAAGTTTAATGCAAGTAGTAACAAGCGAATCAGTATTTAGTGGTCATCCAGATAAGGTTTGTGACCAAATCAGTGATGCCATTCTAGATGCCATTTTGGAACAAGATAAAAACGCTCGAGTAGCAGTTGAAACAGCCATCAAGGATGATTTAGTATTTGTCTTTGGAGAAGTAACAACAACTGCGAAAGTAGATTATGCAGAAATAGCGAAACGTAAACTAAAAGAGATAGGCTATGACGATGAGTTTGTTGTCATGGAAAAGATATCAAAACAGTCTGCTGATATCGCTCTTGGTGTGAATTCAACTGAATCACATGAACAAGGTGCCGGCGACCAAGGGATTATGTTTGGATATGCTTGTAATGAGACACAGGAGTTTATGCCATTACCGATTATGTTAGCAAATCAAATATCAAAAGAAATGGATAAGATTCGCAAAGAGAAATATTCACATATATTTGGACCTGATGGTAAATGTCAGGTATCAGTAGCATATAAGAACGGTAAACCAAAGAAAGTACAGACTATTGTTGTTTCAGCTCAAACTAAACCATGGATTAAAAAAGAGTTATATGAGGATCTCATAATTAACGAAGTCTTAACTAAAGTCTTTGATTTCGATACAATTGTTGATGCAGAAGTGTTAATCAATCCTACTGGAGAGTTTGTGATTGGTGGTCCTTATGCTGATTCAGGTTTAACTGGTAGAAAGATTATTGTAGATACATATGGTGGTTATGCTAGACATGGCGGAGGAGCCTTTTCTGGCAAGGATGTAAGCAAGGTTGATCGTAGTGCGGCTTATTATGCCAGATACGTTGCAAAAACCATTGTTGGGGCAGGTTTGGCCACACACTGCGAAGTGCACTTGAGCTACGCAATAGGAGTAGCAAAACCAGTGAGTGTTCTTGTTAATTCCTTTGATACTGGAGTTACATCAGATGAAGAGATACAAGCACTTGTGAATTATGTTTTTGATTTTAGACCACAAAGCATTAGAAAAGAACTCAACTTAGATAACGTTAAGTTCCAAGAGTTAGCAAAGTATGGACACTTTGGTAGAGAAGACTTAGATGTTCGTTGGGAACATGTAGATGATAAGATTACTGAACTGAGAAACCTATATGAGAAAGCCTAAAGAAATACATCGATTCTACAAATCAATTTCATGGCAAGTAGCAAGAGAAATCAAGATAAGAGAAGCTAATGGAAAGTGTGAAAGATGTGGTGCTTTAGGAGAAGAAGTTCATCATATTAAACGATTAACAGTTCATAACGTAATGGACCCGAATATTAGTTTGAATCAGGAGAACTTGGAATTGTTATGTAAGAAATGTCACAATGCTGAGCATAAGCGTTTCTCAAAGTCACAACAATTTGACGAAGATGGTAATTTGATTTCTCGATAAACCTCGTTTTTATAATTTATTTTTGTTATAATTATGAAAAGGGGAGTTGATATTATGGCAACATACAAAGCTATTCAAAATTACATTAAAGATAAATATAATTGTTCAGTAAAGACTTGTTGGATTGCAGATATGAAGGAACAATGTGGGATTATTACTAGAAAAGCACCTAATAGGATTTCAGAAACACAAAGGGTTCATCCATGCCCAAGCGATTACAAACAAAAAATTGAAGATGCATTTAGATATTTTAAAATGCTTTAATAGGATCAATTATGAAGTTATACAAGTATAGAAAATGTGATGAATATATTTATGATAATATTTTATACTCTAACTTTGTTTATTCAAGAGTTAGTAATTTTAACGATCCATTTGAAATAACACCTAATTATAAATTAGTTCTTGATGATTACCATGAAGAATATTTTGCAAAGAAATCAGAAGATTATGAGAGTTTTTTAAATGATCTAAATAATCAAAAAGTCATGACTGAAACATTAAAAAGATTGTTTGTTGCTTCATTTACAAAAAATAATGACGATATATTGATGTGGTCACATTATGGGGATTCACACCGTGGTCTGTGTTTTGAATTTGACATTCCTGAAGATAAATTATCTGAATTCATATTAAGAGATGTAAGATATTTTGATAAGCGAGCGACGATTGAGATTAAATTTGAAAAAAAATATGATCCAGAGAAGAAAAACACTAATAGAGTTAATATTCTTGCTGAGGACATCAAGCCATTGTTTTTTGTAAAATCAAAGCTGTGGGAACACGAACAAGAAATAAGAATGATTTATAAAGACAAAGAGTTAGAGTATGATAAAATGCTATACGCACCTTTATTTCTTCCATATTTGACGCATATTTATCTTGGAGCAAAAATACCTGAACAGAATCAATTGTTAATAGAAACTTTAGCTAAGAAAGTAAATGTTCCTGTATCAAAAATGGTTGCTGATAAACAAGAGTTTAAACTGAACTCTTATATGATCCCCCCTATCGATAGTTAATATCTATCAAAGGGTACCGCGTAGGTGGGCAATTAAAAAACACGAGCCATTATTTTTGAAAATATCAAGAAAGGATTTAGAAATATGATTGAATATGAACTAGATGATAATTTAGCATTTTTTGTTGGACTTAGTCTACAATTAAAAACAAGCTTTGATCAATTAAAATATGTTCAAGATAAGATGAATGATCCTTCGTATGAAACTGATTATGAACTATTCTTTAATTATTATTTTGTTGATGGTTATAATGAATTAGTTTTAAATCTTTCTTTAATTTTTGAAAATGATAACAGAAGTAGATTTCATTTTTTCAATTATCTAAACAACTATATAAAAGAAATAGATATTACAAAAGTACATGAAGGTTTTATGTCAATTGAAAGTTATGCAGATGTAAAGAAACTTTTGTTAAAAGATAAGAAAGAGTTAAATAGTTATAGGAAACTTATAACGGATTATAGATCAAGAAATATTGCACACATTGATAAAAATTCATTTGATAAAATTATCGAGCTATCAGAACTGCAAAAACCACTAGATAAATTCTTTGAAACAGTTCATAATTTGGCTTATTACAAATATCGTCATACAAGATTCTATACATTTTCATACATGTCAGAACTTGAAGAGATGATGGAAAAACTACGCAAATGAAAAAAGTTATTGATAAAGAATATAAGCGATTAAAGTCGCTTTTTTCTTTGGTTGATGAATCAAAAACAGAACTAGTAGATAACTTAATTTATCAAGCTGCATTTATGAAAGTGGAACTTGATAAGTTACAAGAGCAGATTAGAAAGTATGGTGCTATTCAAATATCAAACAAAGGTATGCAACGACAAACCGAAGCTGCAAAGTATTATACAAAACTCGTAAATTCTTATGGAACTGTTATCAAGACACTTAACAGTATTCTTGGAACACAAGTAGATGATGGAGATGATGCTTTTGATGATTTTCTTAAGAGAGCAAGTGTATGAATTATTTAATTGAGTACTACAATGAAATTAATAATGGAAATATCATAGTTGGAGAAGAATTAAAAACACAACTAGATCAACTTATAAAAGATTTAGATAATCCTATCTATAGTTTTGATGAGCAACCAGGGAACTTAAGAATTGATTTTATTGAAACATTCTGTAAACATACTAAATCACCATTTAATGGTATGCCATTCATTCTTGAACTATGGGAGAAAGCATTACTACAAACAGCTTATGGATTTATGATGGCACATTCCGGATTGCGTAGATTCAACGAAGTTATATTATTAATTGCTCGTAAGAATGGAAAGACTACTTTCGTTGCGGGTATAGACTTAGCAGAGTTCTTTTTATCAAGAGGTGGTGTGGATATTGTATGTGCTTCAAACACAACAGAACAGGCAAACATACTATTTGAAGAGATTAATAATATGCGAGAGCAATCTCCAGCATTATCAAAAGAAACTAGAAGCAAGAAAAACATCTATCACATCTATTCTCCAAAAACCAAGAACAAGATTAAGAAGTTATCTGCTCAATCAAGAAATAAAGATGGATACAATATAGAAGTTGGTTGTATTGATGAAGTCCATGAAATGACTGATTCCAAAGTTTACGACGCCATTAAACAATCACAATCAACGAAGAAAGAACCGCTTATATTTATCATAACCACCGAAGGGACAACCGTTGGTGGTTTTTTAGATAATAAACTAGACTATGCTAGAAAGATGCTTAAAGGTGAAATACAGGATAACAGAGTACTTCCATGGTTATATACTCAAGATTCAACAAAAGAAATATATGAGGATCCTTCGACATGGCAGAAATCAAACCCAAGTCTAGGTGTTGTAAAACTCAATAATTATTTAGAAGACGTTATGAATAAATCAAAACATGATCTTTCAACAAGAGTCACAATGCTTTGTAAAGACTTTAACATCAAACAAGCTGACTCGGGATCCTGGTTATCGTTTGATGATTTAAATAACGAAGACAAATATACTATTGATGAACTAAGAGATACATATGCAATAGGTGGTGTCGATTTATCATCAACGACTGATTTAACTGCTGCAGTACTTGTTATTCAAAAGCGAGAAAGCAGTATTAAGTATGTCATTCCACATTTTTTTATGCCAAGCGAAGTCGTAGAAAAGAGAATCAAAGAAGACAATGTACCATATGATATTTGGATTAAAAAAGGTTTTGTAACATTAACAGAGGGAAACCAAAATGACTTTAGTCTTGTTACTAAATGGTTCATGAAGATGATTCAAACCTATGGGATACGTCCTTTATGGGTAGGATATGATCCATGGAACTCACAATATTGGATTAAAGAAATGGAAGACCTAGGTTTCAATATGGAGAAAGTTAGACAAGGTATCTATTCATTATCAGAACCCATGAAAATTATGGAAGCAGATTTAAAAAATAACTTTGTTAACTATAATAATAATCCGATTATGAAATGGTGTCTTGCTAATACACAAGCTAAGGTGGATCTTAATGGAAATATACAACCATCTAAACTAAATTCTAAATACAAGAGAATTGATGGAACAGTTGCATTGATCATTGCATATGTAGTTTTAAATAGGTATAAAACAGATTATGAAAATATGATATAATATCCCTATATATGAATTAATGTAACGGGGGTATTATATGATTTTTATTAGTTACAATCATAAAGATAAAGAAATTGTGAGTGATATTGCTAGCAAATTAGCAATTGTTTTTGGTCGAGAAAGCGTGTTTTATGATGAGTGGTCCATACAACCTGGTGATGATATAATAGATAAGATGAATCAAGGACTCGAAACAATGAGTTATTTTTTCTTTTTTATGTCTCGAAATAGTTTGACAAGTGAAATGGTAAAGCTGGAGTGGCAAAATGCATTATTTATGAAAGCACAGAAAAAAATCAAGTTTATACCTGTCAAATTAGATGATTGCAATGTCCCAGCTATCTTATTACAAAATTTATATATTAACATATATGGCCAAGGCTTAGAATATGGACTTAGACAGATGATTGATGTTGTTTCTGGAATTAGTACTAACAACATAGTTAACACAAAATATCATAACGTAAGAGCAACTGCAAATATATCAAGTGATAAGAAAGAAATCAAAATCGAGATTAGTGCACAAACATATTTTGAACCATCTCCACAGTTTTTTATTTTGCACGGGAATAAAAATGAAGATATTAGATTTAAGCTTTCATCAAACGGGATGTATTATAGCGGTCAACACGATAATATTAAATTGAATAATGGGACTACTCATAATGCATTTTTTGCTGGATTTGATAAGGGATTAAATCCAGGTTATCCAATTAGATTTGAAATGAAATCTGATAATCAAATTGATTTTCATGGGATTATGAAATCTTTCAAAGAAAACGAATATGAGATGATTCCAACCAATATGATTACAGAATAAGCAGGAGGTGCTCATGGCCTTATTTAAGAGAAAAAGTAAAACTGGATCATTTGATGCACTCCAGTTAATCAGCAATTTAAATACATTTTACACACCGTTTGGTACGAATATTTCCAAGAGTGATGTGGTAAAAATATGTATTGATCGAGTCGCTAGCCAATGTGCTAAACTCAAACCCAGATTTATAAAAACCGAAAACGATAAGACAGTAACCGAGAAAAAAGGTAGGCTGTCTTTTCTTTTGAAGTATAAACCGAACGAAATCATGACTCCTTATGACTTCATCTACAAAACGATCACTTTGCTATTGCTGAATGATAATGCATTTGTCTATCCGAAGTTTGATAAGGATACAGGAGAACTGAAAGGCATCTATCCGTTACGACCAATTACAGTAGAAATCATAGTGGATAGTTCAGATGCTTACTTCATCAAGTTCTTATTTGATAATGGTAAATCGTACATTTTGCCATATGACAATGTGATTCATTTAAGACGACACTTCGGACAAAACGATATCTTTGGTGGGACAGGTTCCACAGGAGATCATGAAGCAATCCTTAAGACAATCTCCATCAATGACAGTTTGCTTCAAGGAATCGATAATGCTATTAAATCTTCTATGCAGATTAAAGGTATCTTAAAGATGAATGGAATGTTGTCAGAAAATGATAAGAAAAAGCAACGTGATCTATTTGATGCTGCACTATCCGAATCCGTAAGTATGAAAGGTAGTTCAATTATACCGATTGATTTGAAATCAGAATATATACCTTTAGATGTTGATCCGAAATTGATCGATAAGGATACACTTGAATTCTTGCAAGCAAAAATCCTAGATTACTTTGGAGTATCGGTTCCGATTTTTACAAACAAGTATACTGAAGATGAATACAACTCATTCTATGAGTCAACGATAGAGCCTTTAGCTATTCAACTTAGCGAGGCTTTTTCTTTAGGTTTATTGACAGACAATCAACTAGAACGTGGAGAGGAAATCATCTTTTATAGTGAAAGACTTCAATATGCATCATGGAATACAAAAGTAGCTGCGATCGAGAAGCTTATGAGTCTTGGAATAATGTCGCTTAATGAATCGAGAGCATTACTAGGACTAGAACCTATCGAAGGTGGAAATAAACGACTTCAATCATTAAACTTTGTTGATGCAGATAAAGCAAATCAATACCAAGTAGGAACGGAGGAACCTAAAGATGAAAATAACAGTTAATGGAAAGATATCAGAAGATGCACTCAAAATCATCTTAGACACACAAAAGAAGAAAACGATTATCATTGATGATTATTGTAAAAAGGAAAAACTCGAGTCACTTATCTATAAAGACTCTGAGCTTGAATATGAATATCAAAAACATGAAACACCAAAACCTAAGAAAGTAGAGACTCGTAAAGATGATAAAGGAAACTAGACTCGCAGATGTCACGCTTCATGAAGAAGATGACAAGATGATATTAGAAGGTTATGCATTAGTCTTTAATAATGAAACACTAATTGGTGATGAAGAATACGGTTTCTTAGAAGAAATCGACTCAAGAGCTTTATCAGAAACCAAAATGAAGGATGTTCCTATGAAATACAATCATATGGACTCCTTTTTAATTATCGCCAGAACCAAGAATCAATCGTTGTCACTCACCGTAGATAGTATTGGTTTAAAAGTGCGTGCAGAGTTACTAGACACAAACACCAATCAAGACATCTATAAAATGGTAAGAAGTGGTTTGCTAGACAAGATGAGTTTTGCTTTTACGGTAGATGAACAAGTGTGGAATCGTGAAGGTAGAATTCCAAAGAGAACTATTACAAAAATTGAAAGGTTGTATGATGTGTCGGTTGTGGATACACCAGCATATGATGCAACTTCTATATACGCTCGTTCTTTAGAATCTATGGAGTTAGAAATAAAGGCTATGGAGTTAGTAGAGTATGAACAAAAATCAAGCGTTATCAAAAAACGAATCAAAATCAAATCACAAATCTAAAAGGAGAAAAAGACTATGAATTTAGAATTAAGACGAAAAGAAATCGAGTCAAGACTGACTGAAATCAGAGGTCTTGTCGATAATGAAACAGATATTACCAAGCTTGAAGCATTCGAAACTGAAACGACTGAGCTTCAAGAAGAAAGAAGTGTTATTGATAAGAAAATGTCAATTGCTAGCAAAGCTGAAATCAAACCAATTGTTATTGATAACAGAACAAAAATTGATAAAGAAAAACTAGAACAACGTGCAGCAAGTTTGCGTGAAAGTCGTGTGATTCAAGTATCAAGTGAAGAAATCTTACTACCTGATCACACTGCTTCAGGATTAGCACCAGTACCATTTGCTCAAGTTTCAACACTTGTTGATCGTGTAAATGTCATTAACCTAAATGGTGGAGAAACGTACAAGAAATCATTTGTTAAAAACAACGGTATTGCTGGAACGACGCTGGAAGGACAACCTTATAGCGAAACAGAACCTGCATTTGGTTACTTGACAATTTCAAAAGTAAAGATTACTGCCTATACAGAAATCACAGAAGAACTTGAAAAGTTGCCTGCTATTCCTTATCAAGCAGAGGTTTTACGTAACATCAATATTTCACTTAAAAAGAAAATTAGTGAACAAATCTTACGTGGTGCTGGAACGACTAACACATTCACTGGCATCTTTAGTGATGCAGCAGTTGCACTTGCAGATAAAGCACCACTAGAGATTGAAGCAATTACGGATTCAACATTAGATGATATTGTGTTTGCTTATGGTGGGGATGAAGAAGTCGAAGGTGGAGCAGTTCTTATCTTGAATAAGAATGATTTACGTGCATTTGCTGGACTTAAAACTCAAGAAGGAAGAAAAGTGCATACTATTGACTATGTCAACAAGACTATCGATGGTATTCCTTATATCATCAACTCTCATTGTAAAGCCATCGCTGATAGTAATACTGCAGCTGGGGAATATGGTATCGCATATGGAGCACTTAAAAACTATGAAGTTCCAGTGTTTTCACCAGTTGAAATCGGTAAATCAACTGATTATAAATTTAAAGATGGAATCATTAGCTACAAAGCATCAGTATTCACTGGTGGTAACGTAGTGGGGTACAACGGATTCCTACGTATTAAAAAGAAAGCTGCAGTTTAATAGCTGAAGCAAATTAAATGTTTAAGAAAGGATTGATCTCATGGCTATACTAGACATTGTAAAAAAAGCACTACTCATACCTTTATCAGAATCATTTGCTGATGACGAGTTGAACACTCACATTGGTAGTTGCAAAGCATACCTGACAAGTTGTGGGATTGATCCTTCTTATATAAATGATGAATCAAATCCTATGGTTAGTACAGTGATAATTATATATGTAAAGACATTCTTTGGGTTTAAGAATGATGGGAGTGCAAAAGAACTACCTAAGACATTTGATATGTTGGTAGGACAGATTGCACTAACACAAGGAGTTTCAGAAAATGTATCCTAATTCACCCAATATATCCATAAAATTGCTAACCATGGATTTGGTTCAAAATTCTATTGGTTCTTCAACATACCAACTTATAAACTCAAAAGAAGTTATTGGCATAAACTTTAGCATTACGTCAAACGAATATTATGAAAGCAAACGATCAGATATAAGAATCGATGTAGCACTTAAAATTCAAAGTTTCTTGTACGATGGTAGCAAATACACTGACATTGCAGGCAATATATACAAGATTGAACGCACTTATCAGATTGGCCAGTTCATTGAATTATATTTGAGTAAGTCTAGAATCAGAAAGAGTGACATCATTGATTACGCTTGATGAACTTGGAACTGCTTTATCTGAAATGGTAGATGAGTATTGCGAAGAGATTATTGAAAAACTTGAAAAGAAGCTAGATCAAACTGCACAGGAAATTGTGAAGTACATCAGCACTCATGCACCAAGAAGTGGTGGTTCCAAAGCATTCGCAGATTCATTCGTTGCTGAACCTCAAGGTAGTGGAATCAACAAGACGGTTGTTATCTTCTCAAATGAAAAAGGAAAACTGACACATTTACTAGAATTTGGTTTTACACATCGTAGTGGTAAGTATGTAGGACCACGACCATTTATGCGTCCAGCCTATGATTTACTTACACCTAGAATGTTAGAAGATATTAAAAGGATTATTGAAAAAGGTGATGTCTAATGCAGGAAAAGTTAGAAGCATTATATGATACTTTGGACTCTGTTTTACCAGGTAAAGTGTCATATGGAACAAGAGAAGGGTTAGAAAGTGATCCAAACTATATCATTTACCAAGAACTCAGTAATCGAACAATTGTGTATGCTGATGATAGAGTAGTCGCAAAAGTAGCAACCTTTCAAGTTAGTTTAATCACTGAAAAGAAGAACTTGGGATTAGAAGAACAACTAGAAGCATCCTTATATTTTATGGGATATGAATTTGAATTATTATCTGAATTTGTTAATGAAGACAGTTCAGTCAACAGAGTATATGAAATCAAAGAGGAGGTATTTTAAATGAGTAATAAAGTCACATTTGGTTTAACAAACGTACACTATGCACTCGCAACTCAAACCGAAGATGGAAGTTGGATATTTGCAACACCTAAACGTTTAGAAGGTGCACAGGAGATTACTACTGAAGCTATCGGTGGAAGTACACAAGTATATGCAGATGATAAGGTAATCGCAACATTAGTATCCAATTCAGGGACAACAGTCACCTTGAAATTCACTGAGATTGATGATGTGTTTAAAAAAGACATCTTTGGTGTTTTAGAAGACACTAATGGAAATCTTGTAGAAGTAGTAAATGGCGAAACAAAGACATTTGCGTTAGGGTATGAAATTCAAGGAGATATCAAAGCAAGACGTATATGGTATTTCTTATGTACAGCGACACCGTCAGGAGATGCTAGTAAATCAAAAGCAGATTCCATTGAAGCAAATTCAATCACATTGAACATTACAGCTAGACCGATTGAATCAGGAAATAATCTAATTTTAAGAGTCATAGCAGGTGTGGGAGATACGAACTATGCAGCATTCTTAACTTCAGCTCCAGCTTTACCAACATTTATTTAAGGAGATAATCTAATATGGAAAAAACACTTAAACTTGGTGATAAGGATTATCGTCTTCATTCATCTCTATTTACGATTATTGATTACCGTAATGTATTCTCAACAGAACTATTTAGCGATATCAAAAAACTAGAGAAATCAAATATCAAAAAAGAGGATGATTTATCAACTGTGATTGACACCATCTTCCGAATCATCTATGTGTTACATCGACCTTTCAGTAAACAATCATACAACGACTTTTTAATGTCGTTGGATTTTTCTATTTTAAGCAATCAAAACGAACTTGAAAATCTAACGAATACGATAGGTGAAATGCTCGGAACGTTT